GACGTCGACATATCAAGCAAAGGTGTGATGTAAGACATAACTAGCTCCTCTATGAGGTGCCACTCTGGGTCTTTTAGGAATCTGTCTTGTACAGTCTTAGGCATTAGTATTTTCCTCCCTGTGAGTCGTCGTTTTGAGCCTCTCGACCATTTGTGAGGCGGTCATGTGCAATACGATCATTTTCAGTGAACCTTGACTCATCACAGTTCGCTGAATTCGTGTAACGACCGCGAACACCGAACTTCTCTTGACCATATTCACGACCTGTAGACTCTGTGCGTCCTTCACCTAAAGCCGCGCTTGTTGCATCACTGACTTGATACTTGTCATATATTTTCTCACCTGGAACTTCGTTTAATGTTGAACTCATACTGTTGGTTGATTAGTTGCTAATTGTGGCTGCATAGCTTGCATCTGCTCCATTTGCATCATCTTTTGTTCTTGTTGAGCCGACTCTTGAACAGCTAACTCGATCTCTCCAGGTGAAATACCTAGAGACTCAGCGTTCTTAAAGAACAAAAGCTTAAACATTGGGTCCTGCATTGCCTCTGGATTGTACTGAGCCATCATTGCTTGAGTGTTAGCTGCAATAGTCTGAGGATTTACCTGTTCATTGCCAATGTTGAAGTCAAAATCAAACTCTGCGTCTTTATAAAATGCTTCTTTAATCTTCAAGAATCTGTTCTCACCTAACTTCTTATAGAAATCCTTGGCTTTCTGTCTAAAGGCTTCTTGCATTTCAGCAGTCACCATCTTTCCCGAAAGAGCCATCTTCTTAATTTCATCATTTGCGTATAGTTCTGCAGCTGCATCGTCTAACTTTGTTAGTTCCTGACTTGAGCCGGTGAATCGCATGATGTGCTCAGGAGTTAAGTCTTTGATAGCCTCTGGCATTACCAAATCATTGAAGAAGTCCCTCAACATGTTTGTGTAATTCTCCCTCTTGAAACCAAACGTTGATGTAGCTTGCTGTTGAGCGTTAATAACTGCTGTAGCAGTAGTCGAAGCCGCTGAAGCCTCACCACTCACTGCATCGTATGCAAACGAAAGTCTCTGAGACTGCTGGAAGTAACTTTGCTCTTCACTCTCAAAGGCTGAGAGATTACGTTCCTCGTTAACAATCGGTTCAATACCCGAAGGAGAGATGAGAATGTCACCGTTCTCTTTGTCGGTTAATAGATTACGCACAATCTGCTTGTCTTTAGTTTGGAACCAGTGTTGAGCTGAAATCTCCATAGAGATTCTTTTCTGGTTCTTGATCTCGTTCATTCTGACTTGAGTGTCAAAAAGAGCTTCTGCAATACCAAGACCCAACCATCGACCCATTATCTTGTTGTAATGGAAGTCTTTGAATGGCCACTCTTTGTACCAACGAGATTTAAATAGAACTACGCCATATTCCCCCACAACTTTACCTTCGGCGTTCTTTTCCTGTTCATCGGCCCCCGCAACAATGAACAACGCCTTAACCATTTCTTCTGACTTTCCCCCATCTACCCACCATTTCGGCACTTCCCCATAACGCTTATAGACCTTGATATAAGGTGTTGAGCGAAGCATGTTCACTCCACCGCTCTGATCTTCATAAGCTGTTTCCCCATAAGTTGTGCCAAACCTTTCGATTGCTACGTCTACGTTATCCCAACCTGTTTCTCTTAGCTGTGTCGGAGTCAGGTAATGAACTGTGGTAATAAATCTGGAATCTTTAATCCTTTCAACTGTCGGATCAACAAACAGTCTTCGTAGGTCAACCATTTCTGCTCCACCTTTAACTTTTTCTAGCACTGAAGAACCGAACTTAGGAGTGGCTTCGGCAATCTGGTTAAGAATGTTGGCCATCTTAGATGTCTTGAGCCATTGTTTGAGCTCCTTTTCAAGAAGGTAGGTAGCAAAACTCGTTTTAGGATTCATTGGTAAGAGTCGAATGTCTTTTGTGTCGACATTAAGCATCTTTGTTGCCACTTCGCAGGCTGGAGTAGTAACGTTGAAAAACAATTTATCCCTATTTAGGTAAGTCGTTGAATCTTCAAACTTTGAATTGAGATAGAGATTGATTCTCTTAATAGTTTGGTACTGATTGAAAGAATACCCAGGCACAATAACAATGGAGTTGTCCAAAAAATCACGTTTCTCTGTTCTTATTTGAGAAAAGATGTTGGGATTTGGATTCACTATTAAAGAATAGCAAAACATCACCACGAACTGATGGGTTTGTCGCACATAAATGCCTGCGCGTCGCTCAGCTAAGCCATTATATGACTGTCCTTTGTTTCACCGTTCCTTAAGTGCCTAGTGATCTCGTTTATTACCTTCTCTTCCATTTCTCCAAAGAAACTAGAGTTAACGCTCTTAACTCCTTCTTTCATAACATCTCTGGTCATTGAGTAGATTCTACTTCTAAATAACCACTTACTCATACTCTGACGATCTATCGGTGTGCCAACTTTTATGTAATAAAACTCACAGAGTTCTTTAGGGGAATAATCTAACACCGCGTGGCGCTTCCATATCTCATTCCAAATCTTCTCTGAGACCTTATACTCATCAGCAAATCTCTGAGCTGGGTGAGTTGTGAAAAGTTTACTTTTGGAAAGATTTATAATCAAAGTTTTTTATCATTTAAAAGATCGAGGGTTAGAACGATTTCTATAAACTTCACTGGCTGTGTAAAGATCAAGCCTCACTGGTTCTCTAACTCCCCACACACTCAAAGCTAAACTCATGACTCGATCATCAGGTAATCCTTCAGGAACTTTTACCTTAACCTTTCCAGTATCGCCCATTGTGTATTGAAATGATTCTAGTTCTGCGATTAAACCTGGGTCATTCGGTATCTTTACTTTGTCTTGTTCAAGTAATATTGCTAGGTTGTTTAATAAATTCTGTCTTGAGGTTTCAGTGAACTTAAATCCTTCTTGGTTCTCACCACCAATCCTCACACCTCGGGATTTCAAATCTTCCACTACAGGATCACCTACTCCAGTAGCATCAGGCCAGACTAAAGCATCATGGTATCTCCTCGCCATTGCTTCTATCTTTGCTTTCTGTAAGTTCCAATCCACCTGATTGAATCTTTCCTGTGGGTACGCAATGAAGTGATTCAGGTTAAACGGCGTGAGCACAGTCCAATCATTATATTTCGCTAGGTCTACACCTATTTGGAAATCTCCATCGTCAGGTAGAACAGTTTCTATAGGGTAGGTGTTTTGATGGATACGCTTAAAGAACTGCGAAGCTCCTTCGATGAACTTGCAGTAATATTCTTGCAGGAAAAAAGATTCGGGGTTACCCCGTCTCTCTTCTTCTAAAGCCTCTCTAGTGAAGACTTTTGTCTCCTCAACGGTCAGAACCTCCTTAAACCATTTTTCGTTCTCTGTAGCGCGTTGTAGGAGCTCCCAGGCATGGTTCTTGCCTCGGGGTGTGAAGTTAAATATTGCCCAACCACCGTTAGCGGCGAGAATTGGAGAAACGAACTTCCAAGCATCTGGATCTGTAACTGAAAATTCAGAGAACACTACTCCAATGGGATTGGCTCCGACTCCAGAGTTTTTAAACTCGTTAGCTGCGATTAATTGGATGATACTACCGTTTATAAGTTCTATCTTTAGTTCAGTTCCGTTGGTTGATTTTAGGAGTTCTTTCGGAATGTGATCCAACATCTTAAAACCATCATTATCGATGTTATCCCATATAACTTTCTTCGCCTGATTATACGTGGGTAGGAAATAGTAATAAGTTCCTACTCTTTCACAAGCTCTTTTGATGGTGTAGTTGAAGCAAGTCTTATCCTTTCCGCTACGTCTATTCCAAACAATAATCGCTCTAGTGATTCCGTTATCAAGCGCTTTGAGAAGCGACAACTGATAATCCCTTGGTTTAAACTTGTGGGGGATTTGTATTGTCTTCATAGTTCACGACTTGAAAAGTTATGTTTCCACTAAGTTCATGGTCCATTTTCTGAGGGGGCTTACCTTCTAACATTTGCCAAGCGAGATCACGGTTCTTCTTTACGAAGTGATCAATGAATCCTTGCATATCTTCCGGGTGATCTTCAAGCCATTCCCAGACACGATCTTTGATTGACTTACCTTTTGGTCTTCCAAGAGGATTAAGAGCAGGCTGGCCGGGCAATATTCTGCCATGTTCATCTCTTTCTATTTTAGGACTAGATAAAGTGGATTCCATTAACTTAATTCTACACCACAAGTCTAATTATTGTGAAGGAATAACTATGGTAGTAACCATCTAAGTGATAACTTTATTGGTCTCTTGACATGTTTGTATTTAGGTATTGGAGTGTTTATTTGTGGGTAGCCTATTTCTTTATTTAGTTTACGTAGAGCTGATAACCTATTAGCTTCATATTTAAGAATCTTCTGCGCCCATTTGAAGTTGGGTGATTCTTCTGTTTCTGTGTTTGTTAGTCTTGCAAAGTGATTCATTATTTTGTCTCTAGTTTCTTTACAATAGCGATTGTGTTAGCAAGTCCAGTTCTTTGAGAACAAATTACCCAGTCATTTAAACCTCCACCTTTGGTCTTGAAGATAATGTCTGATGTTAATTCAGTAGCTTTCTCAGTATCAAGAGCGATCATGGCCGCTTCCTTGGCTGTGATCTTTTTGCCGTAAAGGACATTGTAGTAATGCTGCACGGTTTTGCGCTGATACTGGAACTGTCCGATTGAAGGAACGTTGTTTGAATCGAAGATAATAATTCCATCATCCTCAGAATGACCTGCAGACTCACACTTCTTTATGCCCTCAACCGCCTCTGCTTTGATTTGAGCGATTTTACCTGACAAGTTGTCTACCTCTACCGTTTGAACCTCAGAAGCCGTATAAACGGTTTTAGGATAGAACTCAGCCCCTATAAGGATTGAGCAATAGATCACACCTAGGCTTACTGAACCAATGATTAACTTTCTAAAGAGTTTTCTTATTTTGTATTTGAACACTTGCCATTTACTTGCACCGACATATACATCTTTTAGTCTTTTGCCGTTGAAAAACAATTTTACTGATTTCATTTAATTTTGAGTTACTTAATAACTCCCACTAACTTAAGTGTATAACACCTACCTGGTCGGTCAACAAAGTTATCAACAGGGTAAAAAATAGAAAGAAACGCAGTTATGCACAGATATTTCTAGGACATTCTAAATAGCTGAGCCATAATAAATATGTGGGGAGACCCGCCGACGAGTAACCATGAACGTTCCAGAACCTTTACGCAGAGCGTTCAACCCGAAAGGGCTGGAAGCTCGTCGTAAGGGTTTTTTATATGAACAACGGCTGGATAAAACTACATAGGAAAATACTAGATAACCCAATAAACTCAAAGCCTTCTTGGTTTTCTGTGTGGGTTCACTTGCTGTTGTTAGCCAACCACGAAGACGGACACAAATTTATTTGGAATGGTCAAAATATCCAATTAAACAAAGGACAATTTGTCACTGGTCGAAAAAAACTCAAGGCGATTACAGGGGTCCCAGAGTCAACAATCGAGAGAGTGCTGAACTACCTCGAAACCGAACACCAGATTGAACAACAGAAAACCCAGAAATACCGTTTAATTACAATACTGAAATGGAACGACTACCAAATATTGGACATCAAACCGGACAACAAATGGACAACAGACGGACAACAGACGGACACATTCAAGAAATACAAGAATGATAAGAAGGAGAAGAATGATACAGCATCCGAATCTTTTAATAAGTTCTGGGAAGGATACCCAAGGAAGGAAGGAAGGAAGAAATGTGAAGACCTTTGGCAACGTAAGAAACTTGAACCTTACTTGTCGGTGATCCTAGAATTTATAGAAAAGGCCTCAGCCACGGATCGTTGGAAGAAAGGATTCGTTCCGCACGCCACAACGTTTTTGAATGGTGAAAGATGGACTGACGATTTATCAACTTATCGGGACATGGTAATAGCCCAAGCCCCAGTAGAAATTAAAAAATATTAATATGGCATACGAAATTAGAATCAAAGGCAGACGAGAACCTTTAATCATCGAGAAAAACGCTGACCGCTTAAAAGCTGATTGGGATAGTTATGTTTACACAAAAGTTGACGCTCCAGTCCAAACCGCCAACTGGTCAGGCCGACTTTCACTGATCCAAGACTTTATGAGGGTCAATGATAGCCAGGCTGACAAACCATCCTCAAGTGACGCTATTCACGCCGAATATTTAAAAGACAGAAAAGAGATTCTAAATTTGTCACTTGAAGACCGAGCTTCTCGAATGGGTTTCTTCCGATTGATCTACAAAGGATTCACTGGAAAGAACAGTGAAGAGGTTTTGGTCAAAGAAACCCCCATCGAAGAGTTGGCTAAAAAGATTCAGCTCGACTTCTTTATCAAAAATCCAAAAAGAATCCACTGTGACGTTGAGTGTTTCAAACCCTTAATTAAATCTACTGTTTGTAACAAAATGGTCGTTCCTTTGATCGAATCAATCATCCGACAGGAGTACTTTGCTGCCAACAATTTATGAGACTGACACAGCAGCAAATAAATCAAATCCCCTACTACTACTCCAAAGGCTTCACTGCAGAAATGATTGCCAGACACTACAACATTTCCCATCAAACAGTTTTCCATCATTTGAAGAGTTCAGGTTACAAGAGGCCAAGAGAATTAACGAGCAACGAAATTATTAAAAAGTACAATAAATTTAAAACATGAGTTACAAAACCACAAAGCAATATCGATCGATAGAAAAGAACCGAGTTAAAAGACGAGCTCGAAGAAGAATCGAATATCTTGTGTCCTGCGGTAAACTTAAAAAGAAACCTTGTGAGAAATGTGGAAAGAATAAGTCTGAAGCACACCACCCGGACTACGCTGAAATTGATTTAATCATCTGGTTCTGTAGAAAGCACCACCTAGAAGCCCATGGAGGGACGTTCTTGCAGAAGAAGTTGACAAAAGTGCTACCCCCAAGCCCAGTAGTATAACTACTTGTACCTGTATAACAAATTGTTATACTCAATATATAAAGGTCGGACATAAAATAAACAAAATATGAAAGAAAAAATACTCGGACGAATAGGTGACGACACCCACAGAGACATTAAAGAAGCAGCACAAAAATTAAACTTAACCATCGACCAATTTCTAGTAATCCTTTTACAGAATTGGAAAATCTATCATGAACAATTGGGAAACAAACAAAACAAAGTTTCGCGTAGAGAAAGAATGGGAATTGCTAAAAGATAATCTAGGTTTAGCAGCCGTTGTGGTCTTACTAGTAATTTCTTATTTAGGATAACCATGGACTACTCACTTCACTTAAAAGCAGGCCTTAAGGACACAGGAGAGAAAGACGAAGACGGTGCTGTGGTTTGGCTCGGGACTCAGAGGCAATGGTCAGATTACGAACGTATGGCAGACGCAGAACCAGACGAAGCCAAAGAAGAAGCTTTAAGAGATACCCAATAACATGAACATACCATTTGAAAATCTAGTAGGAGCCTTCCCTGAATTGTTTGGTAGAAATGGCTCAAAAAGAAAAGAACTTGAAAATCTTGCCGATTACTTAGGTGTGGATTGGGATAAAAACCACGGTATAGATGACGGTGAAGGCCCAGTTAACAGTCCTAATGAATAAAACTAAAACTAAAATTACAGGCAAGGTCACCACGAGTTCAGAAGAAATAGAAATTAAATAAAATGGCAACATATAAAATTATAAAAGGAGAACAAAAGAAATTTGATTGGGGAGTTGTTTATAAATGTGACCTAACAAATGAAACAGGGGAAGTGGTATCCATGGTATCCATCAAGAGTTACTTTCCAAACTTTGCGAGCCTTGCACCTGGACAAGTGATCCAAGGAACCATTGCAACTAACGAAAAAGGATACAAAACCCTCAACCCTGTGTCCTCAGTCGAATCTAACTCGTCAGGGGCCTATAAAGCGACTACAGCGCGTCAGGGAGGGTTTATAGCCAAGGCTCAAGAGACCAAAAGACAGGATATTGAGGTTGCACAAGATAATAAAAGTGAGTCGATAAAAACAACCACTTCTATGCAACTTGCCGTTCAGTGTGCATTGGCTGAATATGCAAAGCCCAATAGTTTAGACAGTGTCGAAGACCTTGTTCTGAAACACCGAAAATTCATTCTCAAGAATTGGGAATTACCCCAAACTGAACAACAGAAGCACGATGAGGATGTAGAAATAGGTAAAATCCCATTCTAAATATGGTAAAAGGAAGCAAGCACAAAAAAACCTCTAACAATAAAAACAAAATTGCCCACATTGGCAAAACCCCTTGGAATAAGGGCAAGATTGGGGTAATGCCCGTTCCATGGAATAAAGGCAAAGTGGTTACTCAAACACAAAATGACAAGAACCCGAACTGGAAAGGAGAATCAGCAAGCTATCAGGCAAAACATATGTGGGTTTACGGACGACTGGGTAAACCAGACACCTGCAAACATTGTAATATTTCTGGTTTAACTGGTCACAAAATTCACTGGGCAAATATTAGCGGTGAATACAAAAGGGTTGAAAACGACTGGGTAAGGTTATGCGCTAAATGTCATGAATATTTTGATTGGTTTTTAAGTGGGAAAGAACGGGCCACTGGTGAAAATAATGCTATCGCAAAAAGAAACTGGCGATTGAACAATCCTGGTTATTACAAAAAATGGGCAAATAAGAATAAAGAGAAATTGAGAGCTTACCAAAAAATGTACAGGGTTAGAACAAAGTCATGAACGGTAAACCCTTACTTAAGGAAAAAGACAAACCTAAGAAGCAGAGAAAGCCAAAACTGTCTACATGGAGAAACAAAGCAACGAACATTCTGACGCCGTTAATAATTAAATTGTTCCCAGTGTGTTCACTTTGTGGAGATCCGACTCAGGTCGCCCATCACCACGTTCACAAGAGTAAGAGTAATAGGTTGAGATACGAATTAATCAATCTAATTAATCTCTGTCACAAATGTCACCAAGCCTTGCATCACAACGAAAGTTATTACGCCTCAAAGATAGTTTCGATAAGAGGTATCGAATGGTTTAACCAGTTAGAGAAAATGAAACAAGAAACAGTGAAAGCAGACGTGTACTGGCACATGAGTAACTATGAAAGGTTAAATAAAATCTATGAACGCAACGGAAATAATTAGCTATCTAACGACTGCCGCTGAGGAGAAACAAGTCCTTTCTGCTGACGCATATCTTCGCGCCGCTCGTTCTCTGGTGTTGTTTCTAGGAGATGAAAAGGACAAGTTGATTGAACTAGAAAGCCAAGTTGCACAGATGAGGCTCAACCTTAAAAACTCTGACTCTAAAGAAAGCGTTTCAGGTATAAAAATGGTCATCGAGGCTTCATCTGAATACAAGGAAGCGCGCAAACAAAAAGCAAAGATCGAACAGATTATTGAGTGGGTGCGTTTGGCTAAAGCCG